GTAGAAGTCTATTCTGTGCGTTTTAGGTTGGCGTGGTTAGCGTCAGGATATTCAAGCCAATCACGCCACTTCCCGCCCCAATTTCTAAAGCGGATGAATACTTTCATGTCAATATCTGTATATCTCTGATAAGACTCCCGCTCGTTGAGATTAAAGACCTCTAGCAAACCCGGTCTTTGGCTTGGTGCGTTAGTCGTTCCGTCCTGCGTGCCTTTGATGACATAAAATCCCGATGTCCTTGCGTTGTCAAAATTCTTGATTGATGTACGGATGTCAATCAAATCCCCATTCTTCTGTGTCAACTGGTGCATTTGAATGAGTTTGTCGTTCGCATAGATGTCGCCTTTGACATCAAGTGCCCCACGCTCCCAGATTTTATTGATGCCAACGCCAAATTGGCTATAAGAAATAACTACGCCCTCTGTCGTGACGATGGCTGCGAATTCCGTACTTGTATAGCGGTCTTCCAGCTTCCCTACGACTTCCCAAGTCTTATCAGCTGGATACTGTCCTGATAGATTAGCAGGGCTGTTGACAAGCTCTGATATGCTTGTCCAAGACCCAGCAGCAGGACCTGTGTCTGATGTGTAACTCTTATCCGCAAGAGGCTTGACTTTGAATGTCAGCGTCATCTTGTTCTTCTGCGAGCCATTGACAATCAAAGGGGCTACTTTTGCCGTCCGTGTAATCGTTAATGTTCCACCGTTCAGACCAGTTCTTGCAACATCGAATTTTAAAATCGGCGGGAAGTAGTCAAGGATAGTTACTGTCCGCTCTATCGCATTACTCGTCCGCCCTCGACTGTCAGTCACTCTCGCTCTGATGACGACTTGGCCATCATAGTTCATCAAACCAAGGCCGCCACCGTTGGTCGTTGTTGATTGATTCTTCCCTACTATTTCTGCATAGTAGCCTGTAATCGTCGAGCCATAAGCTCCTGACGCAGCACCAAAATTAACTCTGATGTCAGATAAAATCTTGATAAAGTGCTCACCACCAGAAATGATATTGGCAGCTATCGCATTGCCGTCTGTTAGAGTAAAGCCTGTCAAAGTCGGCTTGACGCTATCTGGTATAGAGAGATTAAGCCGCTTAACGTCACGTCCAATCTCTCTGCTTCCGTCATAAGTGATAATCGTGACTTGTCCGCTACCGCTAGATGTGTTTGGGAATTGCTCGCATAGTCCCATTTCTGGAGTCCATACATAGCTAGTCGTTACATCGTCACCAGCGATTTTTTTGTCATAACTTCCGCATTTTACCCAGATTGAATGCGTAAATCTCTCGTGCTTGCGATTGATGTTAATCGTCACCGGTTGTCCGATAACTGTTGCTATATCATTCCCAGTGCTTGCTCGTGGTATGGGCGGTAGCCTGACCGTTTGGAGAACTCTAGCGCTGCCATAATTGCCAATGTTGATATCTAGTCCCACATCAAGATTGAACTCTTTAGAGCCATCTTCCGAGTGGTCGATGCGGTAGTCTTTGCTTAACAAACTCTTATCTTGATTGCCGCCAATACCAGCATCGACATTGACTGTATCAATAGCCAGCCCATTAACTCTGACTGTGATAGGCTTTGAGTAAGACGGTATGAAAACATAGCCATTAGATACTAAATGCACCGATACATTGACCATCGTATAGTTACCAGCTATGTCTTGCCGTCTTACGCCCCAATTAACATCGAGTTGTAAATTATGCCCCCAGCCACCGCTGAAATTAGCTCTGACCATTCTTAAATACCTCCCGCATATCGTATTACATTCATGTCTGGATTGAGCTGATACTGCTCCTCACGGAAACGCCCAATTTGAAGCGTCCGAGTGAACACCCCGTTTTCAATCTTCAAGACACCTTGTGAGATGTAAGCCACCTCAGAGCCAGCGGAGCAAAAGCTAATGCGGTCACTCTCGACACGGACAGAGGACGAGCCGTCTTTCTTGCCGATGATTAAGCCCTCGTTGCTAGCGCTCATGTAGAGGTCTAAGAAGCTCCATCTCTCGGCCATGTCGCCGAGATTATTTTCAACCTTGGTTAATCTCTGGCTTGCCGATACAAGCTTCGCTTCTGCTGTAGCTCGTCCAGCTTCGTCTGATTTCACATAGTCTTGATAGGATTTAACCCATTCATTGACCGTGTCAATGCTTGCTTTGGCTTCAAGTTCCGCTTTAGCTAGTTGCATAGCTTCCGTTAAAGCGTTTAGTTGCTCTGCTGTGAGCTTTTGGTCGGCCTTGCTGTCAATCTTGTCATTGACTTGTTTGAGTTGCTCCTCGTCGAGCGCTCCTTTAGGTCCTGGAGGCCCCGGGTCGCCTTTATCACCTTTCGCACCAGCTTGACCGTCAGCTACATTGCTGAAAGTTACCTCTGCAGTTGCCACTTTCTCGTCGTTGAGATAGGCTTCAACAGTCACTTGCAGAGTTCCGTCAAAGTCTGTCGCACGAACAAGCATTTGACTGCCGCTGCCGATGATAGAGTCACCTTTCTTGTAAAAAATGATTGGCTCGTACACCTTGCCATTCTTCTCCAGTGTAGCCATTAGCAAGCTCTGACCTGTGCGGTTTTTAAAGGCCGTCCCTTGGTCTGTGGATAGCTTCAATTCGTACGGTATAGCCTGCTCTGCAAGCTTAGCCATGCGAGTTAGCAAGCTGTCTGATACCTTGTTCTGCAAGGCTTGGAAATTAGCAAAGACTGTCTTGCTTTCGCTCGGATTGGTAAAGCTGATTTGTTGCTCACTAACCCTTGCTTCCAGTACCAACATCGGCGCAAAGCCTGTGTCTTGGATTTTGACAGTATCCCCGATGTCCAAGTCAAAATATCCGTCTGCTTCGTATGTGATAGCTGGATAGCAATATTTCCTCAGATTACGCAAGGCTGTGGAGATAAGCACTTCTTCGTTATCTGTATCGACTTCCATGTCCTTACGTATCCAGTTATCGTTCGTCTCAGTACCAGTCAAAACTGACGGATATAGCTGTTTGGAAAGCGGAGCGAATAGCAAACTACCCTGAAGGTAAAATTCGACCTCACCTTTTTCATTCTTCCACTCTTGCTTTTTCTTAGGGTCTATGACAACTTCAGTAGTGCTGACAGTCACTTCTTTCAACTCTATCTCTGGTACTGGTACATCAACCGTACTGCTTGTTTCCGTCCTACCCTCGACTGTCTTACCTGCTTTTAACTCTGGCGGATAACAAAGCGTCTCTATCGCTCCCAAATAAGCTTGTGCATTATATGTTCCTAACGTCACATACTGCCGTCCAGCATAGTTTTGCTCAAGTACCGTTACGGTACTTCCGTTATTGGCGATGATGATGGAAACGTGGCCATACTGTCCAGTTCCTAGAAAAGCGTTATGAGCTTTGATGTTCGCCATAGCTCCAGCTTTCAGCTCATTAGTCCCGCGAGGACGCACTACAGACCAACCAAAATTAGCCCAAGCGTAGTCCGTTCCGATGTAAGCCGCGGCCATACCGGCGCCGACTTTACCAGAGAAACCAGTTACGCCACCACCAAGACCGGGACCGCCTAATTTCATAGAGTACCAAGCTGCCAATCCGTAACATTGACCGCTACCGACTGTCCGGCCCTGTAGGCCTTTCATTTCGTTGATAACAGCGATTGTCTTGTCCGCTTTAACAACTCTTGTCACTGGCTGGCTAGGACTGCTTAATTGATTGTTAGGCTGTCTCCATAGGTCGTCTAGCTTGTCTAGGATATTCCCGTTAGAGCGATTAACACCGCCCCGAATATCTCGCATGAGAGTGATATAGTGGCCATATCCAGCCGCCGCATAGTCATATAACGCACCACCGACACGGAAAAGACCACGAGTGTAGTCTTCAATGTTCTGCTTGCCTTTGACGCCGTAAAACTTCCGCCCACCGCTAGTCTGTTCGGCCAGAAGATAGGCATAGTCTTTCATAAAATCGTCTACGCTCGCGTAGTGGAAGTATGTTCCTCCCTCATTGGCCGGTCTAGCGCTTCCTGTCGTGACCTTGACACCGCTTGGGCGAGTCTGGGCAGAGCCGGACATACCTGACCAGTTATTATCAATTCTAGCTACGTTAGAAGCGCCCCAGAAGCTTTCAAGATAGAGCTGGCAAATCATACCAGACGGCAAAATGTTGTATTGCACACAGAGATTTAAGATAGTCTGGACTATCGCAGCGCTCATAGGATGTCCAGCGTAGTTCAAACCACCACCAGTGTATTTCTTGCCGCTGTTCGCCGCTTGTGTAGCTGACGGGTTAGCGACCTTGGTTGAGGTCTCTTTGGTTTCTTCCTTGCGTCCAACTGGCTTGATAGCGTTGGATTTGACCGGGGGGTCAGCCCCCACCCCCCGCCTTTTGGGTGAGATTAGGCCGATTTTCGGTCCCAGCTGCATTCGCAGGTAGGGGAGAAGCCCTCAATATCTAGCGGTATAGGTA